GAGGATTCCTCCTCCCCGCACACAGTGCTCACGTGCTGTAAAACACCCGCTAGGTTTTCCACCTAGCGAGCCCATCCAGCCACGAATGGAAACCCATGGTACAAGGTTTTGGGCCGACGATAAAACGTCGGCGCCGCAACTTTGATCCCCAGACTTTTGAGTCTAGGGCGACTGGGTTCAGTCCTTGGATAAAGTCCACCTTTAGCGGTGGTGTAGACGAAGAGATCATAAGTCAGTGTCATACTGGCTTGTGGCCCCCTCCTCTTCGTTCATCCGTGGACGTTGGTGGTCCTATGCAGCTCCACAGGACGTGGAACGAGCATACTGGCGTTCGTGTAGTCAATTGGGGCCTCACTCGAGGCCCTATTGGCATAGCACAAACACCGGGCTTTGTCCTCGGACAGAGCCCGGCGGTCGCCGGATCCGGAAGCGTCATCGACGCATTCGGCACCTCTGCTATCGCAGCGGTGATTCCCACCAATCCTAATGCATCTCTCGCAGAAGCCATAGGCGAACTGAAGAGAGATGGATTACCCCGCCTTCCGGGGAGTAGCGTCAAAGACCAGGTTAGCGCTGCGAAGCGCGCTGGCGATGAATACCTGAACGTTGAGTTCGGGTGGCTACCCCTCGTGAACGACTTGCGGGAGTTCGCACAGTCTGTTCGCAACGCGAGAGCGTTGATTGATCAGTACACGCGAGCTTCCGACAAGAAGATCAGGCGGAGATTCGTAGCGCCGCCGATTCTAAATTCGTCTATTGTGACGAACACAGCTCTTTGCTACGGGCAGAATAACCTGGCCGCAAACGCTAAGATCACTCGATCTGAGCGCACGCAGTTATGGTTCTCTGGTGCCTTTCGGTACCACGTCCCTGTTGATGACGGCTTTTATGGCCGTCTTCTCAGGTACGAAGCCCTTAGCAACCATCTGTTTGGGACTAGGATCACTCCTGATCTCATTTGGAATCTGGCGCCGTGGAGCTGGGCCATCGATTGGTTCACCAATATAGGTGATGTTATTCATAACATCACCCAGCTTGGTTCCGATGGCTTGGTCATGCAATACGGATACGCGATGCGCGAAATGCGCGTCGAAGAAGTGATCCGTGCCACGTGCTTACGCACTGGCGCCGGTTCACCCGCTTCTGTCGACTTAGAGCGCAGGATTGGCTCCGAGTGGAAACAGCGGGTCCGTGCAAACCCATATGGGTTCGGGATTGACGATGTCGACCTTTCGGCTCGACAGCTCGCAATCCTTGCAGCTCTTGGTCTTACCAAGAGTGACCGTCTCCAGTAATCCATACTGGACGGACCAAAGTGCGACTGGCTATCCAAGTCAGCTCGCCTCAACGAGAAACGAGCTTCCTGTGGGCTATGCAGATCCTCAGACCTTGACTTTCCCGACGGCTGGCGCCGTGTCCCTTCCCCGTACGGGGTCGGGTACCTCTAACTCGAATTTCACGAGTGCGAGCGGGAACACCAAGCTCGAGATTTCCCACCAGACGACCTCACGCAACCGCGTGCGTTCGACTGTCAGGGTCACGACGAAGGACACGACCGCGGATCCTTTGATCCCCGCTCAGAACCTTCAGTTCGAGACCGTGGTGTACATGGTTGTCGACAGGCCGGCCGTTGGCCTCACTGTCGCGCAGCTCAAGGACACCACGGACGCGTTCGCTACCTGGTTGACCACCTCATCGGCGGCCAACGTGGTGAAACTGCACGGTAAGGAGATCTGACAAGGTGAGCGGATGGAGATTGTGGGTCCTGATTTTGGTCAGGCTGCTCGCAATCTCCATCTCACTTCTGATCTTTTCGATCATGGTGATTTTCGCTGGCTTTGTCGTCATCTCTCCTCCCGTAGTCCACAGGCAGGATCCGGCTACCTCTATTAGGAGGCTCGGTGAAAAGCCTGTTACAGCTCTGGGAACAGATCGCTTCAGAATTGGGCGATCTATGTCACGTGAGCACCAGCCGTGATAATCAAACCGTCACGGCTCGGGTTGAACACGAGGGGTTATCGTTTCTTACGATAACCCTCCCTGACTTTGGGAAGGACTTCGAAAAAAGTCTCGACTCAGGTCAGATATGCGACGACCAATTTCCTGGTTTTGCCAGGACAGGCGGTCTCCCCCGATTTCTCGGAGGTTTCCTTCGCAACGTGTTCGACTACAAATCAGGTCTCCTGCTCGATGACCCATGCAAAGATTCCATCTTCTCCATCAGGCAGCTTACGCTACTGATGGGTAAGATCGCTCTCCCTTGCAGTGATGCCAGGGTAGAGCGTGCTTTGCTCAAGTACATCGAGTGTGAGCAGGAAGTTCGCCAGGGTGATCGTACACTTGATCCCAACCTCCTTGAGGAGTTTGGGCAAGTCTCCCTGGTTTTGTTCGGTGACGTTTTCGCTCAGGTGGACCTCGCGGCCTACCAAGGCGAACTGGTACCGAAACATGGGCCTGGTGCCACCGCTGACAAACTTAGAGGAAACTCTAAGTTTGACCAGACAGAGTGGACCACTAGATTGGAGGAACACTTTCCGTATGGAGAGTACTCCATCCCTAGTTGGAGGTTTAGCTACCTCCTTGAGCCTGTGAACTTCCTCGAACCTGGGGCTGAAAGACCTGTTAAGGTCATAACAGTCCCTAAGACGCTGAAGACACCCCGGATCATCGCCGTAGAACCCACGTGTATGCAATATACACAACAGGCTCTCATGGAGAAGTTGGTACGAGGTTTGGAACGAGACAGTCTTGTCTCGCCAATGATCGGATTCGGGCAACAAGAGCCCAATCGGCGCATGGCCGAGCTCGGTTCCAGGTCTGGGAGTCTTGCGACTCTCGACCTTTCCGAGGCATCTGATCGAGTCTCCAATCAGCATGTACGACGTATGGTCAGGCATTTTCCGCACCTCCATGGTGCTCTAGATGCCTGCCGCAGTCGGAAGGCTGATGTACCTGGACACGGCGTTATACGCCTTGCCAAGTTCGCGTCTATGGGTTCTGCCGTCTGCTTTCCTGTTGAGGCTATGGTGTTTCTCACCATCGCCGTGATGGGAATCATGCGGCACAGGAGCCTGAGGCATGCGAGGGACATTAGGTCCCTTCATGGCCAGGTGCGTGTCTATGGAGATGATATTATCATCCCCACGGACTGCGTTGATTCCGTGATTGACCTCCTTGAGGCTTTCAGTCTCAAGGTAAATGTCAGTAAGTCTCTCTGGACAGGAAAATTCAGAGAGTCTTGTGGAGCGGAGTTTTATGACGGGCGTGATATCTCTATCACGCGGGTCCGTCAGACCTTCCCCTCCTCACGGAAAGAGACGACTAAGGTGATTGCCACCGTTAGTCTCAGGAACCGCCTGTACGAGGCGGGCCTGTGGCGTAGCGCGTTCTGGATAGACACGTGGATGGAGCCCCTTTTAGGAGGCAACTACCCATATGTAATGCCAGACTCACCTGTGCTTGGCAGGGTCTCTTTCTGCGGGTATGACACCCAAAGATTAGACCCATTCACACATACTCCCCAGGTAAAGGGGTATGTTGTGAAGGCTCAACCACCAGCCTCGAAGGTTAGTGGTGAAGGCGCCTTGCTCAAGTGGTTCCTTAAACGCGGTGAAGAGCCATTCGCCGACAGGGACCATTTAGTCCGCTCTGGGCGTCCTAAGTCCGTCGACATTAGACTTAGGTGGGCTCGCTCGGTATAGCCGAGCGGGTGTCCTGCGGTTCGTTACCGC